CGATACCCGGCGCCCAGCTGTCCCGCAGCTCGCTAATAGCGTCAGCCATGCTCTTATCGTCCTTTCCCTTGGGTTGGGTCGCCGCCTCGGCAACCTTAGTGATAGCGGTCTTCCCGCCGCCTTTTTTCGCCTCGTAGATTTGCAGGGCGCGCGCCGCAACCTCGCCCTTACGGTAGGTGCCGCAGCACTCCGTGGCGAACCAATCACGGTGTTCAGTCACGGGCAGGATTTGCCCGTGCATGATCCAGATGTCGGCGACGCGCTCACACACGGTCTCGAAATCGCCCGCAGACATGCGCGGGTTGCATTCCAGGGTGATGCTCTGGGCGTTGCCCCGGCTGTTGCCGTTCGCCCACGCGGCGTTAGTGTGATCCACTAGGCACGCCACCACGCCATCTGAGATGACCTCGTGCGCGCTGGTCTGCGTGCTGTTCAGTTCGCAGAAGAACCTGATTACGTCCTCAAATTTCTGTTTCCATTCTGGGCGTCCCCACCAGTGGATAGTGATGTTTGTGATTACACGGGGGAACCCGAAAGTGGACTGGACTAGCGCGTTTGGTGTGAACCGTAGCGCGTTGTATTGTGTGAGGAATTGGTAGGCCATAGGCCCCACCTCCTTTTGTGTGATAGTTCACTTGGTTTTATTGGTGTCTTGGCTTGTATCCAAACTATACAGGGCGTATAGTATTAGATATAGGGAACGAAAGGAAAACCAAAATGGAAATCACCAACCGCCAAGGCACCTACTACGAAGAAACCGAAATCATGAACATCTTCGAAGCCCACGAAAACGGCCAACTAATCGGCGAAATGTACCTAGACATCAACACCGGACAAATCATGCAAATAGAGGTAAACGAAGACCGCCGCGGCGAAGGAATCGCCCGCGCAATCTACGAATACGCATGCAGCATCACCGACGTATACCATGCACCCGATGAACACTGCACCCGCGAAGGACTAGCATTCAAAAACGCGGTAGGCGGCGAAGAAATCGACCCCGAAACCGCATACCAGCCCTAACCCTGGCGCGCCTCCAAAGACCGCACCCGAGCATCCACAGCGTCAGCCAACTCACGCGCATGCCGTATATCACCCCGGATACCTCCAATGTCCTTGCGCATGTCGGCATGTTCAGACAGGCCAAGGTTCAACATGGCCGCCGTCTTCTCCTGCTCCTTACGAATCTCCGCAAGCTGCGTGATAACATCGGCAATTCCCTTAGCCGTAGCCGCCTGGTTCCGGTCAATATCATCACGAAGGTTCGTTTGGTGGTGGTTCTTAACCTGATGCTCAACCCGGTGCAGGCCCGCCCGCACATCTTTCAGCTTCACGGCAGCCCATGATACGAAAGCGGCCGCCGAAAGAGTGGCAGCCGCTTTGAGAACGTCCATGAGCGCAACCCAGAAATCGGGTGGAATATTAGTGCCCATCATCACCCCTCATACGCTGTACCTGGCAGCACTGCGGGCCATGCGTCTGTAGTCGTCCACGTAAGCGAACCCATGACGGCGCGGTTAGTGTTACGGTCGATGCGCATAACAAGGTTATTAAACCACGTGAAAAACCCGAGTGTGCCAACCTGGATGGGTTGCCCGTTCCCGATATTCGACGTGACAATAGCCGACACTGCGAAACGGTTATCGTGCGAATACCGAGGGCCGCCGCCCCGCTCGGGGTAATTTGGTAGCGCCCCTAGCGCCGGTAAGAATCCCTTCGGCAGGGTCTTACTTTCTAAAACAACGTTCTGCTTTGTGAATTGCGGCCCTAGCGAGCCGTGCTTGCGCTCAGGATTTGTAGTAACCATCCACGCTTGAACCACGCTGCCAACGCGGCGTATCAGCACATCACACAGGCCGCCGCTCTCACTGATCGTCTCTAGCAGACGTACACCCGTGTCCTGAACAGCCCCACCGCCACCGCCGCCTTGTGGGCGGGCTTCCAGGGCCTCTACCCGGCGGGCAAGCGCATCAGCCCTAGAAACAAGAGAAGATAAATCAGTAGAAGGCAGTGTGACGGTACCCCCATCAGGTGAGAGCGTAAGCTCACTACCAGCGATAGAAAGCTTCTGCGGCACCCCTACCCCGTCCGCGCCCTTCGGCCCAGGGTCACCTTTCGGCCCCTGCAACCCAGCACCAGCCTTACGGGTAGTGAAAAACACCGTATCCACCTGGATATAGACGTTATCGCCCTGCGGGGATCGCCACCGCACCGGCCCAGTCTCAGACCCGGCCGGGCCTGCAACATCCTTAGCTGCACACCCGGTAATCGTGAGGCCCCTAAACCAGGTTTCAACATAGAAAGCCCAGCGGGCGCCAGCACCGCGCCCCCCAACCTTCTGCGAAATGCAGCCGGTAATAATAGTGCCGTCAGCCCCGCCGTTCGCAATATAGAAATCGGCGGCGTCACCCTCACGGGCAGACCCGTGAACCGTGTCGCGGTAAGAGGATGATTCGGCGCGGCAATTCGTGAGCTGATTCTGTCCCCAATACACAAGGAACCCGTGCCCCCCGTTCTCCTGCGCTAAACAGCCCGTGAAGATACACTTAGTGCCCTTAATGAACCAGCCCGAGCCGTCTTTCTGAGCGGCCCGGTTCTCACCCTGCGGCGCGCCAGCAGTAATATCCGCACCATCAACCGAAGCCACAGGAAGGGCGTATATCTGCTGCCATGATGCGGCGCGGTGCGTGAACCACACGCGGCAATGAACAAAAGTGCACTGAGACGTATACACCTCAACACCGGAGTAACCACCCTGTGACTGGTTCGCCCCGCCGACATTCAGCCCGAAGAACTGGTTATCGGCTCCGCCGTTCCCGCCCGCAACCTTCGCCACCAGCTCGGGGTGCCCATCAGGTTTACCCACAACAAGCCCGGCCTGCAAAGTGTTCCTAATCTTGAGGTTCCACACGTCCATCGCCTGATCGTCACGCCCAAGGATAGCCGCGCCCGTCTCCATATCCCAGACCTTCACATTATTCATGGTCGGTGCAGCGTCCGGCTCCGCAGGGGAATCCCCAAGGTCGGTGTTGAATAGCACGCCGCATAGGTTCGGTATGGCCGCCTGGTGGTTACGTCCCGTCTGGTGGGCGCGAATCCATACGCTAGACACGCCGAAATGAATAAGGTCGGGGTCTAGGGCACGCTCATTCCATGTGCCGGTGTGGAAAACGCCGGTCTTCTCAGTGATAGGCGTGCCGTCTGTTGCTAGGATTTGGGTGCCGTCACCATCGCCGATAACCTGCACAAACCCCTTGAGCTTGATGAACGGGTATGATACTAAATATTTACCGGCGGGGATGCGGACAGCCCCGCCACCAGCAGCATACACAGCATCAACCGCCGCCTGTATCGCCGCCGTAGCATCAGCCTTACCCGTAGGGTCTGCACCATAGGGGGCGTCAATCACGCTCACACTGTAACCCGATTTAGCGGGTGCCGCCTGCTTCGGCGCAGCCTCAAGAGCCTCAAGACGCCGCAGAATCTTTGAATCATCAAACGCCCCGCCATCACGGCCCGGCTGCCCCGGCGCACCAGGCGGGCCGGGAGGCCCCGGGTCTCCCTGCGGCCCAGGCAAGCCACGCTCACCCTGCACACCCGGCGGCCCCACCTCACCACGCGGCCCACGCGCAGACCACCCAGACGGCGAACCCGGATCAGGTACCGGAGCCTGCTCAGCAAGATTCAGCACCCCCCCAGCCGTAGGGTGGATAAAACCGCAAGGGTACGGGGCCGGGCGGCCCTCACCATCACGCAAATGCGCGGTAACCTTGTAGCCGAACAGCTCCGGCGACACACCAGGAGACGGGGCGACAAGCCGCACACCAGCGGTGGTTGCGTCAGGCGAATCATAAAGCACGCCGCCCACAACGTAACCGGTGCGGGCCGCCTGCGTAAACACAGAATCGCTACTATATGCGTGCGCGGTCGGCGTGAACTCCACACGCCCAGACACAGGAACCGGGGCACCCCCCCGCTCCTGCATCGTCAAAAAATTAGCTGTCACCGTACAGTACTCAGCCATACAAATTCTCCTACTCTAACTGCATGTAAGTGCGCACCGTAAGCTCGGTGCGATCCTCCCCCGGGCGGTGCTCCACACCCAGGACGAGACAATAAACGCGGGTACTAATGCCCGGAACCTCCCACCGGTAGACATCGCCCACGCGGTAGCCCGGGTCGAAAATAACGTTGATAGAGTCTGAATAAACGGCCTTGGAATCTGATAGCCACGCGGCCACGTCCTTAGCAAGCTCAAGCCCGCGTTCGCGGCTGCCCGCCCAAATGCCGGCGTCTATCTCAAGCTCTGGTGCCTCACGCAGCGGCCCGAGAACAACGGCGTCACCATCATCTTTAGCTTTCGCCTTCGCGCCGCCGCGTATGATCGGCATTTTTTCGCCCCACATGTCTTCATAGGTTCCTGGCATGGTGCGGTTGTTCACCGGGAACTGCATCGTGGATCGGGAGGATTCTCCGCCGTTCCCGAACACTGCTTTGTTGTCAATCGTGAGCTTCCACCGCCACCATGCGAGCCGCTCAATCCTCGGGGCGGCAACATAACCTGTGTAGCCGTTCTGTCCGATAGCGAAATAGCAGGAGCCGTAATAGATTTTCTCTATCTCACGCTTCCACCCGTTCCCGTGCTGGGATATGGGTGTGTTGAAGAAATTATGCAGGTTCCACATAATGTCGTCGTCCAGCTCGAACCAGTCTTCGTTCTCGTCTGGGCCGATAAACTCTTCAACAGTCTCATTGCCTAGGATGGACTGCCCGGTGCCCTGCCAGAGAGTGGCGCGGTGAATCTTCCCGACATCACCCATGTTAGAAATCCATGTGATTTTGCTTTTCACCCGCACCGCAGACCCGGAGCGTAGAATGTCCTGCCGTAGCGTGTAGTCCACCACATCATCGGCGGAGATAACACCCTTTTCAGTGGCTTCACGCAGCATCGTGCCGTGTTTGAAATGGAACTCGCCCGTAGAGTCAAGCCACATTGCGCAGTGAATCAGTTCACCCAGTTCTTCAAGGAACTCAGACGCCTTACGGCTCCGCACCGAAGGCGTCCAGTAAGGGTTATTCAGGTAGTCGGGGATGCGCACATGCGCCTGCATCCTACCCGATAGCGGCAGCGGCTCCATAGCCACCAGAACATCGGATATTTCACACCCTAGCTCGGCGATAATCTCACAGTTGCCGACCTCGCTGTTTGGCCCCCACCACCTTTCATGTACGCCGCTAGGGCCGGGCGTACCCTCAACCCCTAGCCGCGTCTCCCAGCGCCCGTTAACATGCATCAGGAACTCTACAACACCATCTTTAGGCACCAGAAAATCCCCATACTGCGGATTCTGCCCGGGGTGCACAGACAACCGCTTATTGCCCTCAAGGGTGATAGCGACCTTCTTACCGCCCACCGTCAGCTTGAGCGTGAACTTACCGGTGTGCCCGGCCCCCACACGGAACCTAACCATGATCGGCTGCGTCCCCCGCAGGTTCCTGTTCTCAGCCCAGTTCTCATAGATCCCCCACCCTTTGAACAGGTAGCATTCGCCGCTATTGTGGTACACGAACGTGGGGATAATGTCATACGTCTCTTCCCTCGGCCCCGCCTTCACGCACGCACCCTTACCCCTCTCATGGGCAGTCCACATAGTGCCCTGCAAGGGTGCGTGCATCACCACACGCTTATCATGACCGAGAGGAACCTTAGACGCCGGGGACACCGCGAACCCGCACTGATCCAGAACATCCCACACAACCCAGTTGATAGAGCAGCCGGGTGTGAAAGTCTTAAAATCGCTGTTCTTACGGCCGGGCATGTGCCGCAGCAGCGGCAGAACATCCACACCCTTACCGAACTTGTCCCAGTCATCCACAATGTGGGTGACTAGCTGGTTACCGTCCTGAACCTCGTTATAATCCACGCGGCCCGTGAAGACCCGCACCCACTTATTAGGGCCGGGTATATCCGACGGTGAAAGAGACATGTCAATTTCGATGCGCTCACCGATTTTCGGGACACGCAGCCCACCAGAAAACCCCGTCCAAAGGTTCGGTGTCGCATCGGTCATCTGCCATGTAATAGTTCCCGTAGACTGGTTGAACCCGGAGGTGATAGCCAGGCGGCCAGGCAGGTCACCCGACATCGCGGAAGAAATCTCCACCTGGTGCATACCTTCATCGGAGCCGCCGACATAGATGCGGGCGTAGATTATGCGCACACCCTTTTGCCGCACATACGACTTGCTTGCCTGCATCCCCCAGATTTGGGTAGGCCCCGGATTCTCAGCACCCATTAGCTACCGCTCCCTGTCTCCTTGATCGTGCATGTGATCTCTGAAATGTTCTTGCTGCCGCCCCGGTAGAGAGGCTTCACCTCGTAATCATCCACGATGCCGCCCATTAGCGTTTCGCCTACCGTCCAGGGCTTCTTTTCGCGCCCTAGCACCATTGATGCGCAGGTGCCGGTCCCGCTCAACTGCACACCGTAGAGGGTGCAGGCTTTGGGGACTAGCACGTAGGCTTCCCGTCGG